CCATCAGATATATATTCTAACAATATTAATTTACCTTTTAAATCACTAGAGAAATTAAATGTTCCTCGTTTGTTGTCAATGTTAAAAAATCCGTTCATCTGCATATTAACAGGATCACCTCCATATCTTTGACCATACCAACCACCTGAGCCATAAGCATTTTCACCAAACCAATCATACATGAATAAATCAGGATTATTAGAATTCATAGGCCAAACACCTGTTATATTACTTGTGTTAGCTTTCTGCCATCTTTCATTTATAACTGATGTTCCATCTATATTGTCTCCAAAATTATCTTGAATTATTTGACCTTCTTGACTTTGTATAGGAGCTTCCCATGGACTACTTGTTAACTGTGTAGGATATATTGTGTGTTTTATACCCATACCATCTACCCAAGATAATTTAACATAATTAACATAATCTTGCGGTATTGTTAATGAAAGGCTATCTGGAACTGTTAATTCCTGAGATTTAATACTTTTTAATGTATCATAACTAAACTCTTGTAAACCACGTTTAGCATGAAATATAACATCTGTTCTGTTTACTCTTGGTATTAATTTATCTTGACCAACATAACCTACTATAAAATTATTAACAATATCTTTTAAAGAAATATATTCATAACTACCGTAGTTGTTTTGTAAAGCTTCTTGTTTTAATTGTACTTTTACATATGTACCTATTGGTTGTTGTGCTCCTAATACTATAACATTATTATTCTTAGCACTTGATAAAGTAAAAGTAGTTACAAAAGGAGCCCATTGATTAATACCATTAGGACTTGTGTAAATAAGAAAATTATTTAAAGGATAATCAGGATCGTTAGGATTCCAACTGTTTGCACTACCTAATACTAATGGAGTATTAAATGTAAAAGTATATGTAGCCGTAGCCACAGGAGTATATATAATCTGCGCGCCCGCGTAATATTGTACATTTTGTTCTTGGATTAATCCTCCGTCTGGTCTAGGCATATCTTATTGTTTTGAGTTTTGTTCTTCTTGTAATACTTCTTGTTGAGCCACTTGTATTATTGTAGGATCGTTTACAATAACCCCAGCGTAAGCTAATACTCTCATTATAACATTTGATTGTTCTGATATATTAAGCTCAAAGTTTGTAGACGCAGCTTGATTATATTCAAACTGTCCTAAAGTACCAACACCATAACCCCACACTACATCTGCTGGTGTTTTTAAATATGATATAGTTATACCCGTTTGTATAGTAGTAGGATATACATATAGTAAATTGTTCTCATATAAATATATAGGAAAATCTGTAGTGGGTTGTGTAAGTGGAGATAATAACAATTGTGTTATTTCGTTTCTTTGTGCATACTGTGTTAATGATATTCCATTATAAAACACAGTTCCTAATCTATAAATATCATTAGGTGTTAAAGTAAAGTGAGGTCCTGCATAAGCTGTAGCACCTGTTCTTTGGAAGAATTGTAAATTTTCTTCAATATTTTTTACACGGTTAGCATACTCCGTGTCATTTTGTGACAATCTATACTGCTGATTTAAATCATCTTCATACTTTTCAAATATATTTAGTTGAACCTGTGTAGCGACTTTATTAAACTCGTCAGGTGTCATATATCCTCTTTGTTGTTGGTTAAGTATTAATAAGACTGTTTTATATACAGTATTTACGTTTATTGCCATTATAGTATATTTTTATAATAAAAGGCGGCGTTAACCGCCTTATATTAGTATTACATGTTAAGAGAGTTTTTTATCTATAGTTTTATAAACCTCTACACCTTCATCTGTTTTAAACCAAGCAGCTAATGCTGAATAAGGGTTTTCATCAAATGGAACCGTCATAAGTTTACGCTTATTAGAACCAAAAGTAAAACTTCTTTGATCTTGTGAAAGATGTATTATACCAGCTTCAACAGCTTTAATACCAAAGTTTCTTAACATAACGTTTTCATCTTTTGCTAATTCAATGAATAATCTAGCATTTCTTTTAGCAAACAACAATATGTCTCTTTTTAACTCTTTAGATGATAGCTCTGTTACAGCATTACCAAGTTCTACTCTTAGTATTGCTTCAATTTGTTCTATATCCATTTCCTTAGCAGCATTTAAAGCTAAAATTTCTAATTCTAAATCTACTAATTCATCTTGCGCTATTGCTTGAGGTTTTAATTCTGCATATCTTTTTTCCCTGTCAGGGTGATATAAAGATAAAAGCTTTTGTAAAGCTTGTTGTTCTTTAGGAACAATTAAAGTACCATCTTTAAACATTATATGCTTTAATGTAACTTCTCCTTTTTGCTCATCTACAAACGGTGAAGACTGATTAGTCGCATATCTTAATGCTCTTTGTGTATTCGTTTCTGAATCAAAATATAGTAACGGATATTTTTCCGTATGTCTAGATTTTAATGTAAACGTTAATGGTTCTTTGTCCCCTCTTAAAAAATAAGTTCTATCTTTTATTTCCCAAGTGTCTTTGACCTTAGGCTCTTTTTCTTTTGTTTTTGACATAATATAATATAATTAAATAGTTAAAGGTATTGGGCGCCGAAGCGCCCTAACCTTATATAAAAATTAAGCTGTAAATAATACGAAGTTATTTCTAGCTTGAACACATAGACATCTTTCAGATAAGAAGTTAACCTCCATAGCATCAAGAGTAGAAGTTTGTGCTCCACCAACTGAACCAGTTAGCCAAGACTTCATTCTTCTATCATCAGCTTGAGAAGCTCTATATCTTACATGTAAGAAAGGTCTTCTAATGTTTGTTCCTAGTAATTGATCGTATACTGTAGAAGTACCAGCTGGTATTAATACACCATCGATGTTGTCACCGTTAACAAAGTTAGTAGAACCACCTCTTGTCGAAGCGTCGTTTAAGTATTTCCACGATGTTTTGTAGAAATCATATGAACCTCTTCTAAAACCAGAGAATCCTAAGTTAAGCGCCATATCTTCAGAGTTTTCAAATACACCGTAAGATGTACCTCCAGCTCCGTAAGAATTTTGTTGTGCTAACATGTTATCAAATAGTAACTCAGTTTTTCTATCTAAGAAAAGCATGTTTTCTTCAATAGCTCCTTGAGTATCTAAGTTTTCTAACACAGCATCAAAATCCTGTAAAGATCCAGCATATCCAGAAAGTACGTTACCACCGTTGTTAATAGCTGAGAATAAACCTTCAGTACCTATTAAACCAGCGTTAGCAGCAGCACCACCAGCAGCAGCAGCAGGGAATTGCATTCCAGCTGTACCAGCGATTGCAGATGATTGAACACCATTTGCTAATTCACCTTCTATCATTGCCATTTCTAAGTAATCTTCGAATCTCATTCTAGTTTCACCTTCAGCTTTTAGATACCATAAGTATCCAGAGTTACCATCTTCAGTAGCAACCTCAACCCAACCGATTTGAGCTGTATCAGAACCAGATACTGCATATCTGTCTCTAATGATAATTGGTTTGTTACTAAATGTAGTTAACTGAGGCTGAATAGATTGACCAGTAGCACCTTGAGAAGGACCATTAGATCCTTTTCCATATTCAGAACCGTATACAAATACTTTTAATACAGCACCTGTACCAGCAGCAGCAGCGTTAACAGCAGCTCTAGTATAAGGAATTACATCAAAGTTTTGAGCACCACCCGCATTACCTTGACCGTTAGCTCCTGTAGCTGTTACAATAGCTTTTACAGTAAACGATGGATCAGCAGGATCCATGATTACTACAGTCATGTTAGGGAAAATAGTGTTCACTTGGCCAGCAGCGATAGTAAGTCTGTTACCACCGTTTGCACCTACAGCAGAACAAGCTACACCATCGTAAGAGATGTGTAATCTGTTTTGCTCAGACCAAATTACTTGATCAGACATCATTGGCATTTCAGCGCCAACCATTCTTAAGAAGCCACCTAACGTTCTGTTTCCATAACGCTCTACCTCTGCTTCATAAATTTCTGGTAGATATTGTTGTGCGAAGTCGTTTCCTCCACCACTGTTAAAGTTTAAATAATTAGTAGTTAAAGCTTGAGTGGTTAACGAAGGTAGTAAACTTCCAAATTGAGGACTTAATACACCCATAATAATTGTTTTTAATTGTTAAATTTACTTCGTTTAATTCTAAGTTTCGAACTATCTACACCGTCTATAGCCTTGACCTTAAGACCTCCGATAAAAATATCACCCGACGTTTGACGAGCTTCAGTTGATGGATTTTTAGATCCTTCAACTACATTTTTAATTCCATCAGATTTCCCTTGCTCATAGAAATGATTTACAATTCTATCTATATTTTGTGCAGCATACATAGCTTTATGATAACCTTTCGTATCTTTAACATTACCTTCATTGTCTAAGAACTTCTCGACGAAGTTGTTTAGATTAGATTGATTCTCAGCAATTGCATTGGGATCTTTGACACCGTATCTAAACTTCTTATCTCCGACTTCGAAATCAAAACCTTTGAAATCATCAGAGAACATCTGCTTAGTGTTGTCAATGAATTTTTTATGCCTTTGCTCAGCTATTTCTTGTTCATTGTTGTAGCGGTTAAAGAAGTCCATAGCCTTTTTCTGCTCTTGCGTTACGCCGGGCCTCAACTTGATTTCGTCGTAATATTTTTGCTTTAAGCTTTCTAAATGGTTACGTGCTTCTGCAACTGCTTCTTTTTTAGCGAGTTTTCTTTTTCTGATGTCTCGCTCTTCATCAGTATCTGAATCATACTTAAACTTATCTTCCATTACAAATGAAATTTCTTCATCTGTAAGGTGCGGTTTAGTATTCTTATAATATTCTTTTAGTAAAACATCTTCATTTACATTAGAATAATCTGCGTTTAATCTAACATAATCTTGAATATCACCACCAGTTTCTTCCATAAACTGTACTAATTTTTCTACATTATCTGGAAGTACAACTTTTTTAATAGGTTGTAATTCTGGTTGTTCTACTACTTCTTCTTTTTTAACTTCTTCTTCTGTTACTTCTTGGAGCGGAGAAATCCCTTCAGTAGTCTCACTGGACTTTTGTACAGATTCTCCCATCTCATTGCTATTTCCGGATGGTTCTTCCACAGAAACCTCCTTTGTTTCTCCGATTTGAATGGCATCGTCTTCTGGTTTTTTAGTTAAATCTACTTTAATAGGTTCTTCTGTTTTTACATTAGCATCTTTAGTAAGATCTACTTTTACAGGTTCATCTTTAGTAGCATTGAATTTTTTCATTTTAGGTTTTGATTTCATTTTCATATCTCCACCTTCTGATTTGACTTCTTGAGTCACCTCAGGTTTTGTTGTTTCTTTTTCTGTTGACATAATATAATAATATAAAATTAATGTTTAGTATTTACATACCTTGTTTGTTTTCAAAATCTATAGGTAATAAATCATTATTTCTTTGATCTATCATTTCACTTTGCTGTGTACCCTCCATTTTTACTCTTTTATCTTTACGATCTTCAATCGCTGCTTCTTTTGCTTTCATTGCTTCAACCTCGATTCTTTTTAATTCCATGTCATACATATGTTGTATTTCCATTTCTTCTCTTTTTATTTGAGATTGAGTTTGAAGTTTTTGTAATTCCATTTGAGCTTTAGCCTGCTCGTATTGAACATTAGCAGACGTTATAGCTTGTTGTTTTTGCATTTCTGCTTCAGCTGTAGCTTGTGCTGCTTGAGCTTTAGCTTGCTCTTGAGCTTGCATCATTTGCATTTGCTGCTCTTGAGCTTGTTTTTGTTTTTGCTTACGTTTTTGTTTTAAAACATCATTAGCTAGTTTAAGATTTTTAATTCTTCTAACATCAATAGCATCTTCTAAATCTATACCTCCTTGCTGAATAGCCATTTGTATGTTTTGTTCAAGCATAGCTTTTTCCTCTTCTTCTGGTTCTAATTCTAAATAAATACCAAAATCATGAAGTGGTAAATTTTGTATTTCTGATAACGTAGCTACATTATAAGTAGATATAGAACTTTTTAAAGAATTAAGAGTTAATGGATTTTTTAATGAATCAGCTACTTTTAACGATATATTTTCACATGTTCTAACGGTTAACCATAAACTAGCCTGCATTACATGTCTTGTAGCTGTGTTAGAAGCATTAACCGCCATTTTTTGTAAACCTATTAACGTATCTTTTTCAGGCATACTGCCATCTCTAGCTTCATTTAATCCGGTCACATCTCTTATCATTTGTAAATAATATTGATAAGTAGCTATTAAACTTTGTATTTTTCCTTGACCACTAGAGGTTTGTAATTCTTGAATAGGCACTTTACCTGGATTCATATCACCTTCCTGTGTCAATGATCTACCAACAATACTACCAGTTTGAAAATACATGTTTAATGCTTCAGCTGGATTATAATTTGTACCATTACCAAGATCAACTTCAGCAAGACCGTCCATATCTAAAAATACACCATCAGGTACTGTACGAGCAATAACTTGTTGTAATTTTAAATGTGTTAATTGAATCATGTCTGCGAAACCAGTAATTCTACTAACAATAGAATCTATACGACCTTTATATAATCTAGGAGCGCAAACAGTATAACTCATTTCCACTCTAGTCGTATCAGCCATTGGTCTTGTCATGTTTTCAGCTAGCTTCCATTCAATAAGTTCATTGTTACCTATAACTTTAACTCCTTTATATAAGACCTCTATTTTTCTTTCTACTCTTTCAAAATTGTCATTAGCAGGTGGATTAAAAGTATCAGGCTTTTCTAATGCTTTTTCTAAACCACTATCTGTTTGCTTTATTTTAAATACCTGAGTGTTGTATGTTTTATATTCAAAAAATAAAACCTGAACAGTATTTTGATCGTACGTTTGCCAGCCATAAAGATTTTGACTAGTGTAAGCTTTTGTTTGTTGTATTTTTGTTAATTGATCATCTGTTAAAAAAGGAAACTGCTTTGCTATTTCAGGTATAGTCAAAGGTTTAACCTCTCCTACATAATAAATATCTTCAAAATGTGGATCTTCAGTATAAGAATATATTAAGTTAGCAGGATCAACATAATCAACAGTAACACCGTTTGCTGGATTCCAACTAGTTTTAGCACAACCAATACCTAGCGTAACTAAATCATAATTAAATCTTTTCTTTATATTATCAAATCTATTCTTAGCTAAAGTATTATCAATTACTTCTTCTTCAGCTATTTCAACAGCTTCTTTATAAGAAAGCTGCATGTGTAAATCTAATTCTTCAGGTGAATCAGGTAGTTTTGCTTCATCAGTTTGAAAATCATTGACCCCTAATGTTGACTGTAAATCTTGCAAATAAGGTTTAGCTAACATATCTTCAAGAATAGCAGTAGCGTAATCAGTTCTTTTCTTTAGCGATGTAGGATCTTGAGCAAAAGCTTTTATTTCATAATTTTTATTATTCATACCGTTTGCGACTATATCTACAAACTTAGAAATAACAGGAACTGGTTTCCAGTCTAAATTCATATAAGACATGTCACCATTAATAGCTAGCTCGTCTTTATATTTTTGTACAGGCTGTTCACCTCTAGCATATAATCTTAATGTATGAAATCTATTATAAGACGTAGCAAATCTTGTACCATTACCGCCTTGTCTCCACCATTCACTTTCTATAGCTTGAGCTACTCTTCTTCCATAATCTGAAGAAGCTTTCTCAGCATCTGGCACAGTCTGGCTTGGAAAAGCGCTATTTGGATTTGCGTATGTATTCATTTATTTAATTATTTTTGATAACGTTCCTTTATTATCATATTTTTTTATACCTAAATCAATTGGTTTTCTTTTTCTTCTACTAACTGGTGCATATCTATTTTTGTTACAAGCCATTATAGCAAGACCTGAACTAATAGACGCATCATGACTTGTTCTATTGTTTATGTCAAAAGCAGCCCAATCTTCTAATGTTCTTTGAAAATATAAATCCCCATAACTATCACCATTAAATCCTATAGAATTTTCTATATATGATTCAATAGCTGCAGCATGAGCTTGTTTTATATCTTCACTTGAATTAGGTATACCACCTATTTCTTTTTCTGTTACTGACAATTTGTTCCAAACCTTATCAGGTCTGTTCATTGCAAAACCTCTATAACCTCTACGTTTAAAATGGTAAAGTAATCTAGGTTTGTTATTTTCTACTAATATTGGCATACCGTAAAATACACAAGCCATTAGTACATCTTCAAAAAATATTTCTGCTGTTTGTGGTCTAGCAATATATTCTAAAAAGAAATGATCAGCAGGAGCGTTTTCCATGCTAAACTTTGTTAAACCATGTAAAGATCCGTTGGAACCTCTTTTATCTACAGTACCTGATATATCATATGGATCACAGCCAAAAGCTCCCATATGTTCATTACCAGCATATTTAATACCATTTTTTTCAATATATCTATTTTGCAAATTAGCATCAGGTATCCAGGTTATAAAAAACCTACCTTGATTACTTGGAGCAAATATAACTCTAGTATCTTTTATACCATTTTCCCATAAAAAATTACCTTGTGTTACAGCTGATTTATTATTAGAATCTTCATTAAAATCTATCTGTTGATATATTTTAGTAAGATTAAATAAAGACGATTTAGACTCGTCTCTAAAAGCATGCTTAGTGGTACGAGGGAATTGTCTATAAAATTCGTTTAAAGCATCTTGATCATCTTTTAATCCGTCAACTTCGTTTTCCCAGTATTCAATGACTCCGAGATCGATAAACTCTCCTTGTGGTCCTTGAACCTCTGTATCTGGGGTATTGAAGACAGGTACGCCAAAAGAATCAATGTATCCTTCGTAGTTCCATTCCATAGGTATGAACAAAGAATATAATCCCGAGCTAGTCTGTCCATTGCGGTTTCTTTTTGTAACATCTGAGTCGTCATATAATTTTTTAAAATTTCTACCACCTTTATCTAAAGCGTTAGATGTTGATCCCATCATACACTTACCAATAATTCTACTACCTAATCTTAACGTGGTTTTCGTAACCCTCCAGTTGTTGAGGATGTTGTTCGGCTTCTCCCACTTCCCCGATTCATCATGTACGAGGAGTTTGAGCTTCTCCCCATCGTAGGAGTTGTCGCCGGTATTCTTCCAATCGATGGTGGTGTCAAGACCCTCGAGCTCCTGTAAGGCTTCGTCGCCGGTACTTGTGATGGAACGTCTGGTAAATTTACTTGCGGGGACACGGTAGGCAAGCTCGGTCTTTGGACGGTCCATTCCGTCCTGGATGGGTTTGAAAAAGAAGGGATAATTAACTGATATGGGTACCACCTTATCTGTGAACATCTTCTTTGCATCAGGACCGGACTTGGATAATATACCATACCTACTGTCACTTGATATGGTTGCCAAGTTAACCACCTCTCCTGAGGCCATGAAAGAAAACCCGGAACGCCTGTTCTTAAGGTAACACATCCCATAGGATCGTGAATCTGCCTTACAAGCTTCCCAGAAAATAAAGAATAATCTATTTGATTCACGGAAGTCTGGTGCCCCGACGTCAATCTTAGACCACTGCAAGTACATGTAATGAGTGCCAGTAAGATAAGTAGGAACGTCTTTGTTATAAAACCAAAAACCTTCCTCCCTACGGGTAAACTCTTTATCAATGTAATCATACCATTTTTCTTTAAAATCGTCTGGATATTCTTTCCAATCGAATACTGTTTTTATTCTTCCTAATACTTTTGGTAAATCTGTTTTTTGCCAAGTATTGTTTTCAAATTTTTGTACATCTTTTACTTTAGGTAAAGCTATTTTTAGATTTTGAATATCATATATATCACCTATAGTCCCGTCTTTGCTTATAACAACTACGTCGTGTTCTTTATTATAACCATATTCCCATTTATTATAACGATTCATACGTTTTATAATCTTTGGTTTTATATGATTATCTAATACTTTATATAGAGCTTGCTGGTACATTACTTAGATCTTCTTTCTGCAAAACCACCAAAAGTTTTTTCTTTTTTAGGTTCTTCTTTAGGTTTATCTTCAAGCATATTTTGTTCTTCTTCTATTCTACTTAGTATTTCAAAAGCATCAAATATAGCTAGTTTTTTTGTAGCAGCTGCGTTCTTTAATCTGTCCGCGGAAATGTCTGGTCCAAAATCTATAATAGGCTCTTTAGCAACTTTAATTAATTCTTTAACTGCTACGCGCCCAGCTTGGATTATATTCTTCTTCGTTTCCTTTGTACTCATATTTTATAACAATATCATTTGATTTCATACAATAAATTCGCTTACCATCTATGATAAACTCCCATTCACGACCTGGTTTATAACCTATCAAGTCTCCTGGGTTAATATTAAGTGCTTCTAGATCATTATTACCTATTTTAAGTATACCAACGCACTTTTTCTCAATATCTGTTAATAGAGAGTCAGTTTCTTTTATTGGCATTACAAAACACCTATTCATAAAAGGAACCCAATTGTTTTCTTTTTTATGTAAATATATTTGATTTGGTTTACAGAAATATAAATCTTCTTTAAAATATTGACTACTATTTCTTTCTTTGCCTCTTATGTCATACCATCTTCTAAATATATTGTGATGTATTATTATTTCATCACCAACTTTTATACTAGTATTATAAGCTAAAGGCACTGATTTAACAACGGCGTGTCTGCTTACATTCTTGTGGTCTTCAACACTTGCGTTGACAATCAGCTCTTTACCATCTATATTTATTTTATTATTATATCTACCGTTTTTAGGTGTTATAATAAAATCATATATACTATTCATTAATATTCTAAATCATACTCGACAGATATAGCCATGTTAGAATTAAATTTTTTCCACGGCATAACCTCGTCTTGTTTTTTTATATAAATATTATAAGAATTATCTACGTCATTAAAATCGATACTATGTATTACATGTCCGCCATAAACTGATTGACCTGTAGAATAATGCATAGCTTCGTTTTTATAGTCCGCGCCTATACTTATTTTTCTTATAACCGAGTCCATTTTTATTTTTCCTCAGCCTTCTCTTCTTCTTTTACTTCTTCGTAAGAACCATCAGTTAAATTAATATTAACTTGACCATACTTTTCCTCTAGTTCTTTTTTAGTTACATCTAACTCTTTTAAAAACTCAGAGTAAGCTTGCATGATTTCAGTTTTCTTAACTTCTAATGAACCTAAGTCTAAAACACATTGTTGTATCTTACCAGTTTGTTCTTTAACTTTAGTTAACTCTTGTTCTTCAATTTTGTTTACTTTTTCTGCCATTTGATTTAATTTTAATTGTTATTACTTATAATTATTATTACTTATTAATATTCACTTTTACTTTTTAAATATACTGCTTGCCTTTTCAGTCGTTCGACCTCCGAAATAGGCTAAGACGACCGCCATCATAACCTTCTCAAAAGTATCGTTCCATAATTCATTTATATGAAAAGGTAATGTTTCTATGCTATCTAGTATACCTGCAAAAGAAAATACAACAATACACCATACTAAGACTAATGGACGTACGTTTTTAGACATCCAAGAGTCTGACATAGAGTCTGCTTGCCATCTTGATGTTATAGCTTCAATCTCTTTTGTTTGTTGTTCGTAGATTATTTGTTGTAATTTTACTTTATCTTCTGCTGGAGCATCAGCTTTTGTTATAGCCTCTATTGCTTCTTTTGGCGATGCTACACCTTGCAATACACTTCCTAATGTAGGATTTATTACAGATGCTGCGCCAAACAATAGTTGTCCAACGGTTGTATCTTTAAATTTCTTTTTACTCATAATGCGTCGTAAGGATCTGTTTTACTATAAGCTTCTTTTTCCCATGGTAAATTTGGATTACCTTCTTTCATTTTTGATCTAGGATATGTTTTACCTTTCCAATAAACATTTTTATCATCATAACTAAGATCGCCTCTCTTTATTTGATCTATATGTACTTCTTCATGTTCTATTACACTTTGCTTAGCTTCGTCTGTTTGGTTAGGACTTATTAATATAGTTCCGTTTTTATTACCTTTACCCAAGCATCCTTCTTCTAGTTCTCTTTCATATACTGGAGAACCGTTGATATTAAACGGAGGTTTTAATTTAAACGCCATGATTAATAATTAGGATCCATTATGGTTTTAATTCCTTTTTCTTTAGCTTTTTTGACTTGTTGTTCTTTATTTGAAGATTGGGATTGATTAACAAGATTTTGATAACGTTTACCAAAAGATGTTTGACTAAATTTAGGGTTTTCAAAATCATCCTGCTGGATATATTCACCATCAACAAATTCACCTGGTGGTCTAGCATAAGCTGATTGAGTTGTTAACATCATGCTAGCTAAACCAAAAGCTTTACTAGCTAAAGGTCCTACGTATTTTTTTAAACCGTGTTTGACAGCTTCTTTTGTAAAAAATTTACCAAATCCTCCACCTAATCCAGCTTCACTTTTATTATTGTTTTTTTCAATAATTTTTGTTGCTGGATCAATGTCAGGATCTTGATCAACACCTGCAGTCATCATGTTTAAAACCTCTTCTTTACTAGGCTTTTCTCTTTCAGTTAAATTTAAAGGAGATATTCTACTTACACCAAACTGTTGTAGATAAGACATTAGTACTTCTTTTTATACCTTGACATTCCAGCTTTATCATCTACTGGGTTATATTTTTCAAGATCTTTTTTCTCTTGTTTAGAGCTTTCACGCTTAGGACCTTTTGAAAATTGTTTGAAATCATCTTTTTGTACACCTGGTTTACCATTATACATAGGGTCCATTCTTGATATACCTTCTTTCTTTTCGTCATATTTAACGTCTCCTGCTAACTTAGATATATGCTTTTCATCAGCCGTTTGATTAATATCTTTATATTTACCTCCAGCTCTTTGATCGTCTTTAACATCTCTTTTAAGATAATCCATGTGAGCTTTATCGTCTCTAATCGCTGCTTTCACATTTGATTTTGTAATGTGAGTGTGCATGTGTTTGTGTATTGGGTGTCCCATTTTATTGTTATTTATTTGTTAAAAATATGCTATTAATTCACCTGCAGTAGTTAAAGTATTTGGCGAACCACCACCAGCAGCCGCACCTACTAAAACTTTTTGTACCATTACTGGAATAATATCTCCCGCAGGTACGGATTCTATAAACACTAAATCACCTTGTAATGTTTCTACATAGATATTTCCTGTTGTACCTACGTATATACAAGCTCCTGGTGAATCTTGCTCATTAGAATTAAATATTTTATAATCTTGAACCGCTACTCCTCCTGCAAATGGAAAAATATTAGCTGATAATAATAATGTGTTATTATCTACAACTTCTAAAACTGTTGCAACAGCTGGAGCATTAATACCTGATGCTACCATAGCATACATGTTATATACAACCATGCCTGGAGCTACACCTTCATTGTTGATTGAGCCGTTAGCGTTATATGTAGTTACAAAATTAGCATTTGTATCTCTCATGTAACCACTAGTATTTATTACTGCGGTTGTTGCACCAGTAAACTTAGCTGATGGGCCCGGAATATTTATTGTATCGCTAGGAGCTACCGGGATTGCGCTAGTATACGAACTTGCATTTATTATCATGATTTATTATTTTTTATATTTACAGTTTTTTCTAGAAATACTCATTTTACCAGCTTTTTCTTTACTAGGAGCTTTTACTGATTTACGAGCTCTAGTTTCCACGCTTTCTTCTGAAGTTTTCTTTGGTTTAGGTTTAGGCACATTAACAGGTTTTGCTTTTTCAACCATAGGCTTCATAGTTTCTTTTAAATCTACTTTAGCACTTTCTACGGTAACTTTACCTGCAGGTTTAATATTACGATTTTTCATTGTTCTCCTACCTTTCATAGCTTTGTTTACAGAAAGTTCTCTTACTTCATTAACTCTTTCATCAGAAGATCTTCTTGAAACACCTTTTTTCTTATCCATTTTATCAGACTTACCTTCGTAATAAGCTTCTTGCTCATCTTGCTCAAACCCAGCCTCACCTCTTTTAGGTTTATTCTTTTTATTTTTTCTTTTTTGTTTTCTTTGAAACTTCTTGTATTCAGGAGTATCTCTGTAATTAGGATCTTCATAATCAAAATCACCTTGCTCAGGGTTTTTGTGACCTGACTTATGTCTAGACATACCCATTAAAGTTTCTGCAAGCTCTGCTTGTTTTCCAGTTCTAGCACTATAATCTTCTTTATTAGCAGTTACTTTATCAGCAAAAGCCTTAGTACTCATACCAGCCTCTTCAGCTTTTTTTCTAAAAGCACCTGGTCTTTTTATTGCTCCTTTAATCCAATCTCTATTTATTGGTGAAGTCTTTCTTGATATTGGGTTATTTTGTTTAAATGACATAATTTATCCTTTTGCTACTTTAGTTATTGGTTGACAGCATGCTTCTGTAGGAACATCTGCTAATTTTAATTTCATACCATTACTACCAGAACTTCTTCCCGGCGCGTGCATTCTACCTTCTTGATCTAGTGGTCCGTCCCATATTTGAGACTCACCTACTATACCAACAGAATCTTTTTTAGAAGCGTGGGTGTGGGCTTTATCTTCTATCATATTTAATGGAGATTTAATTCCCATCATATTTAGTGGTGATTTTTTCATAATTTATTTCTTTTTCTTGTTTTTAATTATACCAAGATCAACCCCACCTGACGCAACTACTTTGTCGTAGTTTATAGAAGAAACAGCGTGTAGCCTTTTCTTTTCTGTATCTGTTAAAGGTTTTTCTTTTTTAACTTCTGTTTTAGAAGATTTCTTACTATTCAAACGGCTCATACCCATATCTCTATCAAAAGATCCAGGTATTGAACTTCCAAACATAGCTCCAGCAGTATTTTGAGTTTCAGGAGAAAAAGCGTTTAATGGCTGAATTCCTTGACTAGCTAATTGATCATTTGCTAAATTATTAGCTTGAATAACATTATCTGCTACATCTCCTTGAACAGAAGTAGCATACATTGGCTGTTGAGTACCCATTTCTACAGGATCCATTGACTCGTGTCTATCTTTCATTAGAACACCTACTTGATTTTCTAATTTATTTATTCTACCGGATAATTGTTTCCTACCTCTTCCACTTCTTAAAGCGGCTCTAGCTCCTCCAATAATTGCTCCGAAATTTAATGGACTTTTACTCATCTTTCTTTATCTTTGTTTACGTTATACATTGCTTGATACATGACTTTATCAGTATATGAATTACCTGCAACTAGTTTGTTTCTTCTTTCACTCATAGGTATATCATCTAATCCTAACATGATTCTATATATCTTACTGATTAATTGTTTACCTTTAAATGATATTTTATATATATTGAATTTTTGTGTAGTTCTGTTTCGATGTCTCCACACTACTATCCAATCGTTTTGTATTAATTTATTCCACCTTCTATTATTCCAACTAAAAGTGTAAACACCTTGTTCAAAATCTTTTTTAGTAAATAAACCTATACAGTCTAAATAGATTATTAATTCCAGCTCAGCATCAGTTAAGCCGTTGTTCTTACAAGCCCATTTGCGTATTATACGATAATGTTTTAACAAGTTTAACTCTTTAAGATCACTTGCCTCTAGCTTTTTCATAAAACAACGACCACATTTTCTTGTCTGATGACATGATATGGTTCTTTTTCTATTTCTATTCTATGCGCAGCAGCTTTATCAAAATAAATTATATCATCTTTTTTTACAGCTACTACAGAATCACCTACATCAATAACTTCAGCTTGTTGAAACCTAACATCTTCTCTTTGCTTTTCTGTTAGTAATAAACCACCTTTAGTTTCTTGGTTTGGCTCTTCTATTTTTCTTATTATCAAGTTATTTCCTATCGCCCTCATGTAATCTAATATTATTAATTATACAATCAGTTGATAAAATAGTTGTTGCTACAGAAGCCGCGTTTATTAGCGCGCTTTTTGTTACTAACAATGGATCTATAATTCCACTGTCAATCATATCTACCATATTTCCTGTAACCACATCAATACCTTGACCATCTTTAGCTGGTATAGTATATTCTTTATAACCAGCGTTGTCTAATATTGTTTTAAAAGGGGATAATATAGCTTTACTTAAAACTTTTTCTCCAGCATTATCTTCTTTCATATTTAAAGCTGCGTTAAGCAATGCTATTCCACCACCTGGAACAATTCCTTCTTTTATAGCGGCTCTTGTAGCACAGATAGCGTCTTCGACTCTATCACTTTTTTCTTTTAATTCTATTTCTGAATTAGCACCTACTTTGACAACGGCTACTTTTGCAGCTAACAACGCTAGTCTCTTTTCATATGCCATTTTTAATCCAGGCACTTTTTCCTTATGCTGTTTTGTGTGAAGCTCCTCAATAAGCTCTTGAACAGCAAATGGGGTTTCTTCAACTTGTATTATAGTATTATCTTTACCACTTATAACTTTTTTAGCTTTTCCTAAATGATCAACACTTATCAAATCCATGTCATCACCTAAATCTTCATTTATAACTGTAGCACCTGTCATTAAAGCTAAATCATTAAGTTTTTCTTTTTTAGTGAACCCATAAACTGGAGCATCTACTATACAAACTTTTATATTACCTTTCATTTTATTCATTGCTAAAGCCGCTAATACTTGTGGCTCTACATCTGCAACAATAAACAAAGGTTTATTATTTTTTATAACATACTCTAACACACCTTGTATTTTACGTATGTTTTCAATTTTTGATTCTACTATTAAAACTAAAGGATTATTTAATTCTGCAATACCTTTTGCTTGATCAGTTACAAAATGTAAACTTTTAATTGGTTTTGCATACTGCATACCATCAATTATTTTAACTGATGATTCTAATTCTTTAGATTCTTCCATCATTACAATACCTGTTTTACCTACTTCTTTAAATGCTCCACCAATTAGTTCACCTAATTCTGCATCATTGTTAGCTGATATTGTAGCGACTTGATCAATCATTTTTCCTTCAACTGGTATGCTAATTTTTTCTAAATAATTAACAACTTTTTTAACAGCTGAATTAATACCTTCTTTTAATTCTCTGGTATTAGTATAAGTATTTTCTTCTTCAGAAGCATTTCTTAATATAGCATTAGCTAGTACTGTGGCTGTTGTTGTACCGTCTCCAGCTTCTTCAACAGTTTTTCTAGCTGCTTCTTTTAATAATGTTGCACCCATGTTTTCAACAGCATCGAATAATACTACTGAGTTTGCAACTGTTACACCATCTTTGGTGATAATTGGTTTTCCATGATCATCTTCCAGGATAACACACTTGCCGCTAGCTCCTAATGTGGAGCTAACAGCTTTAGTGAGTTTTTCTATCCCTTTAAATATCTGATCTTTTGCATCTTGACCAAAGTTAAGATGTTTCACAAGTTTATCGGACATAATTTAATTGTATTTAATTTTATTTAAAGGTTTTCACGACTTTTGGTCCTTTCAAGAAATCTACTTTTTTAGCATAATGTTCTACTGATCCATCAATAGCTGTTTCTGCTCCTTCAATAGTTTCTCTACGGGTTACGTCGATCCAAGTATCTTCGTCTTCTGGACTCTGGTACTCGGTTTGGTAGAAACCGTTAGCTAGTTGAACTATCCTCCAGTTTTTCTTATCTGCAAGATGTTTCCATAAGTTAATAGTTTCTTGGGTTAATTGTGGTTGACTATTCCACGTTCTAGTCGAATAATAAAACGTCATTTGGTTTGGGTTTTAATTGGTTAATAAAAATTGTTGTTAAGCAATTGATAACATTGGTGAAATATCAGCTACAGAAGAACTTCCTGTTCCTTGTAAAGCTGCTGCCATTTTACCAACAAGCTTAGCTGTACTAGCTTGATCAGTTAATTCACTTGGCTTAAGGTAAGAACTTGCTTGAGAAGAAGCAGGCTCAACTGTGTAATCCCATCCATCTACACCACCAATAACTGGTAAGTTCCAAGGAGTTGCTACACCTTCAATACATAATTGCCATAATGCTCTTACAAATTCAGATTTTTGACCTGCTGTACTTGGAATAAATACTGCATCAGCACCACCTCTTGCTTGAGACTTGATTGTAACTGAACCTCCATCAGCATAAGTAACTACACAGTTAGTTTGTAGTGTATTACCACTTCCACTATCTGCTGCAAAAGCAATTGTAGATACATTAGAGATTTTCATTGGAGTAACTGTACCGTCACTTAACTTTACGTTTAAAAATTTATCTGCCATTTTGTTTATTTTAAATGGTTAAGGTTTACTATTAATTTTTTCGGATGTATAAGATAAGGTAAACCTAAAAAATACCCTATACACCTTATATGTTATTATTACCTGTTTTTCTTGATTTTTACTTTATTTTTCTAAAGCAGCTAATCTTGTTTCTAAATCTTTATTCTTTTCTGCTAATTCTTTTACAGCTTTCATTAAGTATGGTATCATTTCCATTGGATGGAATCCATATCTAGCTTCTTCTCCTTCACCGTTTAATTGATATACTTCTGGGAAGTTTTCTGTTTCATATTGAGCTATAAATCCTTTTACTTTAGATTCTCCTTTATCACCAACAGACGCTTTAAAATCAAACTTTTTAGGTTGCAGTGTTAAAAACTTAGGTAATACCTCTTCGTCCCAAGTAACTATATTTTTCTTAGTTCTTATGTCTGAACTAGATGTTGAATATGTAACAGCGGTATTAGTAGCATTGTATCCAATGTAACCAATTATATTACTAGTACTTCCACGGTAGAAATTAATGTATCTACCATAAAGAGCTCCATAGTTTATCATTTGGAACATATTAGCTCCTTGGCCAGTATTAGTATTTCTAAATTGCGCAACACCATCAAAATAACTTCCACCTGTATCACTTGTAGTAATAATCATACCTTGAGTAGCACCCGCGGATACAGAACCATATCTATAATAATAACTACTACCAGTACTTGTACCTCCACTACCAAATCCATAATAACCAGTAACTCCAACACCATTACTTGTAGTTTGAAATTTTTGTACATTATTATAATGAAGTTGAACAGATCCATTTTCATTACAAATTACCATATTTTCACCATTAGCACCTTCTATTTGTACGTTTGATGATCCTTGTATATATAAAACACCTGTACCAGTTTCTTTTATATAGCTATTACTACCGTCATGATATAATTGTAGGTCGTTTCCGCTACCAATTTTTAATTTATCATTATCTTGTAAATCTACATCATTATTGAATGTCACAGCACCATCAACCTGTAAAGCAATAGGTATATAAACATTAGTTTGACTAACACCTAACGCATTAACTGTTGTATCAGGAACAAATACTTTTAAATAATTATGATCAGTTGTAGAATCATTAACAAAAGTAATATCATTGCTATTACCTTGAACTGTTATACCTGTGGATCCAGTAGAAAATTTT